CGCCGGTCACACAACCGGACGTGCCGTATTACGGGCCTGAAGTTGGTTTTTTTCAAGGCGTGGAGGCGGCCTATCAGCGCCAAACTCGTGGCGAAAACACAGATGCCTATTCAGAGATTTTGAAGGAAAGGCTCGATCCGGTTATTGAGGCTATTAACGAAAGATCGGGCAAGTCATTTATCAACCCCGGGAATTACGGCGGAATTCCCTCGTCGATGGGCCAGAATGAGTTTATGACTAAATATAGCCTTGATAAAATACTTAGTGAAATACAATCTAATCCGGACCTATATCCGGAATATAAGGATTTAACGGCAGAATCGATTGACCAAGAGATTAAGGACACTGCCCGCAAGGAAATAGAAATAGGGCAAAATGTTTCGCAGCGAACCAACACTATGGGCGCGGTTGGTGACTTTCTGGGAACCGTAGGCGGGCTGTTGGTCGATGATAATTTTTTTGAAACCAATATCGCGACCGGCGGATTTTCTAGTTTTGGGAAGACACTTGCGAGTAAGCTCTTTTTTAACGCAGCACAGGGCGCGGGAATCGAGACTGCCTTACAACCGGCAGTAAAAGAATGGTACGAAAGTTTAGGATTGGAATATTCGTGGGATCGTGTCGCAGTTAATATAGCCGCTGGCGGTGTCTTGGGCGCGGCATTGCCCACAGTGCCACTAGCGCTTTCTCAGATCAAGTCTGGCGTTGTGGCGCTCAAGAAATCCGGAGCTATTAGCGAAGGAGATGCTAGAGTAATTGATAATGCAATAGAGGACGCCGAGGTCACGGCTGATAAGCCAGAGGGCGTCAGCGACCTAGAGCATATTGATAATGTTGCCAAAGCAACCTCTCAAGCAATGGACGGTCGGCTTCCTGGTCTTGATGAATCACCAAGATTACAGGACGGTGCCAATACTGTTCCGGACCCGGAGGCACTAGACCCGGTAGCTATCGGGCGGCAGATGGAAGATATCGCCGACGATATAACAGTTGCTCTTGATGATGAGGTGAGCGGCGGACTTAGAACAATAACTGGTGCCGAATTGAAAAGGGACTTCATTCAGGAAGATAGAATGATCGAACGCTTTCGAGGGTGTGTTATCCGATGAGCTTTTTAGATTGCATAAATGAGGCGGAGTCTGAAGGTACGATTACGGGGGATCAGGCTGAACGCGCAAGGGGTCTATATACAGAATTCCTAAAACAAAAGTATGGTAAAAAGGCTAACGCCGAGGCGGAGGCTGGTGCGAGTACCTTTGACGCACTTCAGGCAGACATTGTTCAACGAAAGCGAAGGGCCGTCCTACAACATCAAGCGCAGAAAGATCGTTTAAACGAGGTGCTGCAATATGATGTAGATCACACGGGGCAAGTCCTTGGTGATATCATCGATAAAGGTGGGCGCGGTCTGTTCAAGACTATAGATTATGAGGCGCGACGTAAGGGGATTTTGACGCAAGCGCATTCAAAAATGGCCGACATTCTAACGCAGATGAAGCGGTCTTCCGTCCTTGGCCGAGAAACGAGACAGGCCAAGGCGAATGGCGTTGATTTAGTAAAAGAGATTTTTGGCGAAAACAGCCGCAACCCATTGGCAAAAGAGTTTGCAGAGGCATGGCGCAGAACCGCTGATGAGTTGCGTATTCAGTTTAATAATGCAGGCGGCAATATCCCAAAGCGTTCTGACTGGGGCATGCCGCAATCACATGATCGTGAGGCCATACGAAAAAGCACTATGGAGGAGTGGATTGCATACATTAGCCACCGTCTTGATTTTGACAAGATTATAGACGAGCGGACGGGGCAGGCATTTAGTGAATTGGGAGAAGGCGCGAGGCTGGAACTACTCCGTCAGGTTCACAAAACAATTATGACAAGTGGCTTTAACAAGGTTTCTCCCGAAACAATACGGCACGGCAAAGGCTCTCTCGCCACACGCAGAGCGGACCATAGATTTCTGGCTTTTAAAAACCCTCAAGCGTGGCAGGAGTATCAGAATAAATATGGTGGCGGTGATCCGTTTACGGTGATGATGGATCATATCGAAGGTATGTCGCGTGACATTGCCATGATGCAGACATTTGGCCCCAATCCGAATTCGACCGTAGATTTTCTTCGCACGCAGTTGATGGCTCGCGCCGAGGAAGCGGATTATCAGGCGCAGCGCGCTGGCAAAGAGGCCAAGAACATGGCGAAGCTCAATCCTGTCCTGAATAAGTTCGACAATATGTATCAGGACATTAGCGGCAATGCCTATGTGCCGGTGCGACAGCAGCAATCGCGGATATGGGCTGGGTTGGGTGAGATGCTTAGTGCGGCACAGTTAGGCTCTGCGACTATAGCGGCCATGCTGGGTGACAAGGCCACAATGAGGATGACTGCACGGATTGCGGGGACGCCTCACATGGGGTCTTTGTCAAAGACGCTTGCAAACATTGTTGCGTCAAAACCAACAAAATCTGAACTAATCAGGGCGGGCTTGATTGCAGAGCATTGGTCCTCTGTTGCTTACGGACAGGCCCGTTACATAGGCAACATTACCGGGCCACAGATTACGCAAAGAATATCCAATGCCGCCATGAACATAAGCGGCCTATCCCCAGTAACGCAGGCGGAACGATGGGTTTATGGTGAAAGCCTGATGGGGCATTTTGCAAGCATCTCAAGAGAGTCTTATGCAAACCTATCCCAAAAGAATAAAAGGCTTCTTGAAAGATACGGCATCACGGAACAGGACTGGGGTGTCTTGCGGTCCACAAGGAGTTACAATTACAAGCGGGCAACATGGCTGCGCCCAGCCGATGTGTTTGAGATAAACGAGAATGTGGCTCAAAAATATGTCGATCTGATTCAGTCAGAAACTGACTTGGCTATTCCTGTTGCCGGTCCAAGAGCCAGATCATTCCTTCGTGGCGGCGTTCGGCCCGGTACAATACAGGGTGACCTTCTCAAGTCTGTCGCTCAATACAAAACCTTTCCGATAGTTTTGGCGCAAAACAATTTGCAACAGTTCCGCTATTTGCCAACGAGTAAGTGGTCGCGGTTAGGTTATGCAACAGAGTTTGCAGTATACTCGACTTTTATGGGGGCGCTGAATATTCAGTTGCGGGAGATGGCGAAGGGGCGCGACCCAATCCCCATGTTTGACGAAGATGGTGAGCCTAATTATGCGTTCTTTGGCAAGGCAATTGCCGCGAGCGGCGCACTGAGTTTATGGGGTGATTTCCTATTCGCCGATGTGAATAGTTACGGCTATTCACTGGGTGAAACAGTGGCAGGCCCGCGCCTTGGGTTCATTGGCGACTTGAGCCGGTTGACCTTGGGCAATCTTGCTGAAGTAATACAAGGTAAAGACACGAACGCGGTCTCCGAGACAATCGGGTTCCTTGGTAATTATACGCCGGGTGTCTCCACGTTCTATCTTCGTGTCGCGCTGGAGCGCATGATACTGGATCAGCTTCGTCTTATGGTCGATCCGGAGGCGGGGCGTAGATTCCGCCGCTTGGAGCGAAAGCGACAAAGGGAATATGGGCAGGATTATTGGTGGTCTCCTGGCAAGTTCCTGCCAGAACGATCACCCAATATAGAGTCCGCCCTATAATCTGGAAATCACACCAACCATGATGTACAATCCCCGCAACCAAGGAATGATAGATGGCTAATTACAATATCAACGCGGTGACGCGACGTGTCGTTTACACGGGTTCCGCTGGCACGGGGCCATACTCGTTCACGTTTGAAGTTCTGGTGCAGACCGATCTGGCCGTTTACTTCAACAGCGCGAAGCTCACGTTGACGACCGACTATACCGTGACGATCAACGCCAACGGCACGGGCAGCATCACCATCGTCACCGGGACCAACGTGCCATCAACGCCAACCGGCAGCGACACAATTACTATCATCGGCGCTCGTAACATTGAGCGGACGACGGACTTCGTGACCGCTGGCGAACTCCGCGCTGCGGCACTAAACGAACAGCTTGATGCGCTGACCATCTTCGATCAACAGATCGCGGAGGAGAACAAGCGCCAGCTTATCGCGCCAGAGTATGACCCGGCGCACGTAGACGACGGCGGCACGCTAGACATGACGCTGCCTGCGAAGGAGGATCGACTGGGCAGGGTTCTTAGCTTCAATTCAAGCACCGGGAACCCAGAGGTAACTGTTTCGACAGCCGAGGTAACTGGTGCGGCGGCGTCGGCTGCGGCGGCGGCCTCATCGGCTACGGCGGCGGCGTCGAGCGCAAGCTCCGCGAGTTCAAGCGCCAGCACGGCGACGACAAAAGCGTCCGAAGCATCCGCGTCGGCAGCCGAGGCGGCGGCCAGTGCTGCTAGTGCGGCGGTCACGATTGCGAGCCAGGCCGAGGCGGAAGCCGGAACAGATAACGCGAATTTAATGACTCCGCTGCGGACCAAGCAAGCGGTCGATGGATATGGATTGCTGGCTGCGAACAACCTGTCCGATGTCGGAAGCGCCGCGACGGCTCGCACGAATCTCGGTTTGGGGACCGCCGCAACTTTGACGGCGGGAACCTCGGCGAATAATGCCGTGCAGCTAGATGGGTCTGGCGCACTTCCGGCTGTATCCGGCGCAGCCTTAACCGATATCGCGAGCGGCGGTACAGTTGATTTGACGGCATCCGGCGCGATTACGGCGGGGAAAACACTGATCCTCAACTCGGACGGCACTGTGTCTCAGATTGCAACCAACGCCATTACTGAAGTTATCGGCAGCGCCTACACTCCGACGAACTCGACAGCTTCTGACACCGGGTGGATGGCTTATAACACAACTGCCGACCGATTTATGGTAGTTGGGTCCGAAACCATCAGCGCTACTACCGGACTATTTGCGACCGTACTCGAATTAGACTCGTCTATGGCAATTACTGAAACGGTTGCGCCGACCACTGTCAGTGGCGCGATTGCTATTTATTCCGCCGAATACAACTCAACACATGATCGAGTTCTTTGCCACTACCAAAATTCAAGCCCCTTTTACGTGGGCGTGAATACAATCAGTTATAGCGTTGCTAATGGGCTGGACATTGACTCAGTAACAAACGTCAACACATCAAATCAACCTTATGGTTCGACCACTTTTATTGATAACAATGACGCCACGATTGCCAGCGTCTACGGCACAACAACTAGCACAACAACTCATAAAATGAGATTTGGCGCGTTGACTGCCGGGTCAGACGCCAGTCTGGACAGTATTGCTTATGGTACGGAAGTCGATACCGGCGTTTCAAGTGGCGGATTAACATATCATTATTATCACACGTTTATCGAGTTTCCTGTTGAAAATTACTTAATGATTCTGAAACATGAATATGCGAGCGCGAACGACTACCGGATTAGACTAAGCTACGGAACGACGAGCGGAGTTGGAACCTCAACGACTTATACTGAAAGCGGCGAGGACAACTGGAGCGACACCGACCGCTTTGATTATCAGGGCGGCCCGTTCTACAACGCCGATTTGAATCGAGGCATTTGGTTCGACGGCAAACATCTGCGAACTCTGAGCATGGCTGGGGGGTCATACAACAAAAGCGCATTGCATACCGTTCAATCGGCGTTTCCCACGAATCCTGGTCACGATTCGGTTGCAATACCCGGCACCAACAAAATTGTGCTGTTCGCTGGGGACAACGCAAACAGCGACCGTCTATCCTATTGGGTTGTTACTGTCACCGCTGGATCGACGGCCGCAACGGACACTTTCAGCACGGACGGCCCACACGAAATCAGCACCGATGTGGTCTATTACGGGTTAGGCGCGGCATATTCGCCAGACGTCGATGGTTTTCTTGTGCGGATGCGCTTGAATGGAACCGGGTCCAAAACGTATGGAGTTCGCGTTGGACGAAGCTCGACAAATATCACCGCTACAAATTTTTTAGGCTTTGCCTCAAACAGCGCGAGCGACGGACAAACTGTCACGGTGCAACTGCCCGGCTCGATTGCGGTTCCAACACAGGGGTCGTTAACCGTCGGAACAACATACTACGTCAACGCCGACGGAACGATTGGCACAACAAATGCCGGATACGGTAAAGCCGGGCGAGCCGTCAGTAGCACACAGCTTGTGGTAGAGGAGCGCGCGTAATGGCAATTATATCTAACGACGGAACAGTTCGTTTTATCGATGCCGCTGAAGCGCAGACACTCCTCACACCGCAGGTTAAAGCCGAGTGCGAGCGGCGCATTCTTGAAATCATGCCTGGCTGGAAACAGCGAAACACAATTGCTGATCTGTCTTCTGATAACGCCGACACGAAAGCGGCAGCGACAACAGCTTGGGCGCAAGTCACCGCTCTCAGAACAAAGTCGAACGAGATCGAGGCGTCGATCCTGTCGATGAGTGACCAACAAATTATTGAGTTCGATGCACGCGACGACGCGCACTGGGCATGAGCCGCGATCCCGACATCGCGATTGGCTCCATCGCTGCGGCAGGCGGAAGCGCTGGCATGACCATGAACTTGCTCGCGGACACGCTGTCGCTTCTGGTGCTGGGCGTGAATTTGGTGGTCGCTCTCGGCGGCGGATATCTGCTGTGGCTCCGTATCAGAAAAGCGAAAAAAGAAATTGATGGAGCTTAGCGCAGAGATGATAGTTACCGTCGGCGGCATGACGGCATCTATCGTCACTTCGTTTGCTGTCGTTAAGTCCAAGGTTTCGCAGCTTGAAAATGATATCAAGGAAGCAAGCAAGCGCATTAACGCCTTGGATGCTCGTCTCGACAGAAACGACACCGCGACTGACTTGGTGAGTCAGCGCCTCTCCGTGATTTCAGGGATGCTTGATCCTGAAAAGCGAGAAAGACTGCATCGATCTCTGGAGCGCCTGCAAGTTCAAACTGAAACCCTACGTCGCGACGTAGACGCACTTCAAAAAATGCACAGCGGGAGGCATTTGCCTGTGGATGGACTTAAACATGATTGACTGGGATAGTTTAAATTTTATTCCCGAGGAGTTTGAATGTCGCTGTGGCTGTGCGCAGATGGGCATGGACCACGACTTTCTCCAGACGCTTCAGGATGTACGGACATCGTACGGACGAGTTATGAATGTGTCGTCAGGCTACAGATGTGCCGCTCACCCCATCGAGGCGCGCAAGATCGAAAGAGGCGGAAAGCCTGGCTCGCACTACAGCGGCAAGGCTGTGGATATTCTGGTTTGTGGCGAAGCCGCGCTGGAGTTACTGCGCGTTGCGTTAGCGCACCCAGATGTTACAGGGATTGGCGTCAATCAAAAGGGTCCGCACTCGTCGCGTTTCATCCACATCGACACGATAACCGAACCGAACCGACCAACCATATGGAGTTATTAAGATGCACGCTATTATCTCACGTTTCAAAGAGCCTTCCTCCTACGCCGCGCTGACTGGTGTGTTGGCGCTGGTCGGGATCAATGTAGACCCCGGCCTGATGCAACAGATCAGCACCGCGCTTGCCGCGATTGCTGGCATCGTCGGCTTCTTCTTGAAAGAGAAGGGCAACGAGTGAGTGTCTGGATTGTTGTTGCCTTATGCGCGGGGGGAGTCGCGATTGTCGGCTGCGCCATCTGGATGGGGCGGAATCTCCAGAAGGGTGCGCAAGCGAAGGCTGTCGAAGAAGCGCGGCAGCGGATGGATGCGGTGGCTACTTCTGACCTGCCTTCTACTGTTGCCCGGATGCGTGACGGTCGCTACTAGCGTGCTTGGGGCTGGAGCTTCAGTCGCTGGCGCGTTCTTTGACTATAAGTCGGCTGAAAAAGGAGAGGCTGTGGTAGTGACGCCGCCTCTGGTAGAGTATAGCCCGACAATTATGAACCAGGCCGCCGCTGAACTGGAGTTCATGCGTCCGCCTTGCGCTCGGGACATTGCTGTTGGTGAGTGTTCAGCCCTCAGCCGCATGATAATAGATTATGGTGACCTGCGCGAAAAAATCAGGGCTGCTAAATAGATATGGGTACTCCCATAATCGACAAAAAAAGAGCGCGTCTGTTTGTTGAGACTGTTGAGCGTAAGTTGGCTGAAGGCTATCCCCCACCCGGAGTTTCGGTGCAGGGGAAAAGGGGCGCGTTGCGTGCTGCCTGCGAAGAACTTGGGATACCGCAAGGCAGCACTTCCTCTAGGCTTGCCGCCTCAGAGCGAGCTTACCGAGAGGTCAACTGGTCGTTGAAAGAACATCCAAAAGACTTTGATCTGCCGGTTTTCCCTGAAGACGATATCCCGATTGAGGATATGTTAGATCACCTATCCCGTAGATTTGAAAAGAGACTGGCAAACGAAGATGCCAAGACTTGGTTTGATGTTAAAATAAATATTTCTGGTCCGGTGGGTTTGGCTGTTGTCGGCGATCCGCACTTGGGAACGCACTGCAATATTCCGCTTCTTCGCCGTGATATTAAAATCATGTCTGAAACCAAAGGCATCATGGCTGTAAACATCGGAGATACCGCCGACAACTGGAACCGGATGATTCACTTATACGCCGAGGACGACATAAGCCGTCCCACAGAACGCAAGCTGGCACGTTGGTTTCTGCGCGATGCCGGTGTTCCGTGGGTCGTCTGGCTGCACGGCAACCATGACACGATGCATGGGGAGTTTTCCACCTTTTTGAAATCAGAGAACGTGGCACAGATACCAATGATAGATTGGCGAGCTAAGTTTAAGCTGCGGTTCCCCGGCGGTGAGGTTAAAATCGACGCGGCACACAATCACAAAGGAACGTCGATATACAACAGATTGCACGGGCAGAAGCGTGCAGCTTTGTGGGACGAGGACGCAGATATATATGTCGCCGGGCATCACCACACATGGGCCTTGACTCACGAAGAGCTAGACGATGGACGTGTCGTCTGGATGGGTCGCGCTCGTGGTTACAAGTGGATCGACGAGTACGCGACACGGCATAACTTCCACCGCGACGAGCATGGTGCCACCATCCTATTCGTGATCGACCCCGTGGAGGAAAACGCCGTCAGGAGAATCAGCGCGTTCGCCGATCTGGAGGAGGGCGCTGACTTCCTGACGTGGAAAAGAAAAAGGGCAGCCCGTTAAGGTTCGACGTCATCCTTCGGTGTCTCAGAATCGGAGGTCGGCGAAGGTTTCTCGGGCAACGCCAAAAGCCGCAAAGCCCACCTCTTAACCGTCTCCGCATCATTGAATTCAAGTCGGACCGTATAGGCCCGCTTGTCTCTGTCACTGACGCCAGCTTCCCAATCAACAAGGCCCTTCAAAAAGTCACTCATCGTTCTCTCCCGTCGCAGAATCGTACAAAATTGTATTGACGGCTTCCACCCTCCGGTCGATAGAATCTCCGGACGGCGGGTGGCGCAAGTCGTCGCGGTATTGGATGGCCAGAGCTTCCAACGCCTCGATGCGGTCGGCTGCTTCCTGCATGACTTCGCACGTCAGCATGTCCTCCTGCGCGGCAGTCCTCCTAAGTCGCTCTCGTATATTCATTGTTTCGTTGTCCTTTCATCAAGTCATGATGGGAGGGAGAAGTTCCTCTTGCTCCCGTATGCGCCCCGTTTCACAACGCCATGATCCATGAGAACAAGCATCATCTTGTGACATGCTTGTGGCGAAGCTCCAACGATACCGGAAAGCTCTCGCATTGTGGGTGCTTCGCCCTCCTCCAGAACATATCGGGCGAATGCATCGAGATATTTTTTCTGCGAACTTGTCATCTAAGCCTCCTTCACCGTCAGACTGCTTTGCCTGATGGACCTCTCAGGCTTCGCGGGTACGTACTTCTCGGGCGCCGCCTTGTAGTGGCGCATAGGCCACGCCACGCTGTAAGTATGATTCCCGACCGTGCCAGTCGCACGGTTGTGCGCGCCCATGTATTCTTTAATGGTCGCCTCGCAGATGTCGATCTCGGCCTCCGCCGCTTCTTTCGCGCGCTTCGCAGCCACGAGATCGGACAGAGCGACGGCCACATTCACATCGGCATTGAGGTCAAGTGCGGGTGCGTCGTCATCCACTGTGGAGTATGCGACATTTGCGTCCGCACTCGATATTGCCGGATAAAAATCCGGACCCTCGCGCCTGCGCTCAAAGTCTTCGACCGCGTGACGGATGCGGTCCTGAGTCTGGACATCCTGACCGTAGACAAACAGCCGCAACTCTATGCCCCTGTAGAGGGTCGCGATGACGCCGCACTTATGTCCGGTACACATCATCTGTGCCTGTAACTGCAACGGGCCGCGAGAAGCCGGTGGTCTCTCCTCCGGAAACCCGGAGGTCAGCTTGCTCTCTATGATGACGGGGCCATCGATCTGGACGGGTGGAGCGCCGATGACGTAAATACCTGCGCCCCTGTCCGTCTTGATCTCAACGCGCCCGCGCGTGTGAGCCACGCCGTCGAGCGAACACGCGAGGGCCAGATCGGCATGGTAGAACGGCTCTGGAAAATCAACACTTAACCCGGTCAGATTCAGCCGCGCGGCGGCCTCCTCCAGAATGACCGGCTCAAGCGTGTTGCCCCAGTGTGTCGCCTCATTGCCCCTGAAGTCGTCCTCGAATGTGCCATCACGCGCGGCCATGCACCGCGACAATAGTTCATTTCGTGACATATATGGACTCATGCCCATGAGCGCCGGAACAAGGCTTGCGCTCACAATGTCGTCGGGTGTTAGTTTGCCTACCATTTACTTAACTCCGGGTTCTTTCGGGAAAAAATAATACTTCTGGTTGAGGTCCGCGAGACGTGAGGACAAAGCGTCGTTCACCTCTCGACACTCAATGATGCGCCGACCGAAATCAACAATGATTATCGCCAGCGTGAACGTCATTAGCAGCGTGAAAATAATCACATGCCTCATGGCTCGCCCTCCTCCACACGTTTAAACTTAAAATTAAGCGGGGGCGGCGGTGTTTTTGCGATACGGAATTCGCTCAATCGCTTTTGCTGAGATTTAAGCTGCCCGCGCCGAGAGCTTTCGGCGTAGTCCTCTTCCGCTTTTGGTTTCCATTTTTTCATGCTGCTATGTTCTCCTTTCGTTTAATCAAGCGGCAAACGGTGGACGAATGCCATCGCCCGCCGTTCGCGGACGGGATGCCGCTTTCGTTCAAGGTGTCCGCAATCTCTCTGGAACTTGCGCCCCTGTCTGCGAGGCGCTGGATGACGGGCCACGCGCGTACAGCCGCCGCATCCGTACGCGCACGGCGGGCCGCGCCAGTCTTGCGTCCGCCTTCCTCCGGGCGGGGCGAGCCCAATTTGACGCCCCGCGCCTTCGCGGCGGCGAGGGCTTCGCGCGTCCGCTCGCCGATCCGGCGGGCTTCCCATTCGGCGAACACCGCCATCATGTGAAGCATCGTTCGGTCGGCCTCGGGCATGTCGGCGCAAACGATTGGCACGCCGCTTTCGAGAAGGCCCGACACGAAATGAACATTGCGTGCGAGGCGGTCCAGCTTGGCGATGACAAGCCCGCACCCGCGCCGCTTGGCGTCGGCAAGGGCGAGCGCAAGTTGAGGGCGGGCGTTGTTGCGCCCGCTCTCGACCTCCTCATACTCGGCGATTACGTCATAGGGTTCGAGCGCCTTGCGCTGAGCCGCAAGGCCAAGCCCAGAGCGGCCTTGCTTGTCTGTCGAGACGCGCAGATAGGCGATGTATTGCATTTTACGCGCCATTGTCGCTATCCATCTCTTCGGCTTGCGCCTGTCGTATCAAGCGCAGCGCGTGTGACCTGATAACATCAGGGTCGAATCCGGCAAACGAGACGACAAGATTGAAGTCTTGGCTTTTGTTCATAAACCAATTGCGGGCCTCTTGGATTTGATTATTCCTGCTATTTATAGAGCTGTTTCGGCTTTCAAGATTTTTGCGCGAGACGGCGTCAGACAGCGCAACGTTTATCACGCTACACCATAACCTCTTTTCGGCTTCGATTTGATTGGTCATTTTACGCGCCCCGCAAGTTCCAGCAGCCATGCATCCGCGCCCATCCGACAAGCTCTTGCGCTTCGGCGCGACTGATCCGGCTATGCGAGCGCGCCCCATAGCCGGGGCCACTATCATAAAGCGCCTCACATATGCGGCTTATAGACGGCTTGCCGCGTAACATGGCGTTATTGTTATGGCACGCCAGCACGTCGTCGGCGTATGCGAGGAAGTCGGCGCGATCATCAAAAGCGGTGACGTGACGCACGCCTTGCCCGTGTTCGTTTGTTGCGATGTAAATCATATTTTTTCTCCTTCCGTGTGGATTGCCCAGTTGCCGCCGGGCGGTGCAATTAGATGTAATAATCGGCGCACCTTTCCTCGCGCCATGCATCGAGGTCAAAGTCCATAAGCCGCTCGCCATCTACGGCGTCGGCGAGGTGGTACTCAAGCGCTTCGACCCGGTATTCGTCGGGCGCATCCCTTGTATAAAGCTCCACGATCTCAGCGTCCGTCATGTTAAAGGACTGGCTGCCGATTGTTACGTTTCTATTTTTTTCCGTCATCTTTATCTTTTCCCTTCATGGGCTGGGTGAACACAAGCGGCGGCACCGCGCGGATGCCGCCTGTCGTGGTCACTCAACCAATCATCATCGGGTTGCCCCATTCGTGACAATCCACGTCCGGGCACGTGGGGGTTGCAATGCTAATCCACTTGGCGGTGCTGCGAACGGTGTATCCGCAAGCGGTGCAGGACGCCTTTATCATGCGGGTGCCTTGCTTCTTACGCTTCGTCGCGTCGAGCTTGGCGTGCGGATAGTCGCCGATTGCGTCGAGCATAGGTTGCGCCGCCTGTTTAAACGCCTCTCCCTCCGTCGTGGCGGTCATCGGGCCTTCAAGGCCTATATCGAGGGCGAGCTTGCGGAACGGGCCACGGTGCCCCGCCGCAACACCTACGGCGGCGTGCACCATTTCATGCGCCAGCACACCGGCAACGCGCATGGGTTCGTCTTGCGTGATGCCTATGATGATTTCCGTCGTATTGTCGGCGGACGCCTCGGGCGACCAGCATTGCCCAATTGTGCGGTTCTCGGCGGACAATCCGCCGGATGACGGAAAGCCGCACGTCACGCGGTATTTCGGAAGGGTTGCGCCGTGCTGCTCGAATAGTGTTTCAAGGCGGGTTGCCAGTTCAACAAGCCAATCTTCGCGTGTCATTTCTTAAGCCCCGATTATAATGAAAATTACGACGATAAGGGTGAGGGCGAGGGCGAACACAATGCCCTCGACTATCATTTTAAGTGCGCGCATTA